GGTCTATGTACCTACGGCCGCGCCAACCGAAGCCAATCTGTGTGACTGGATTGCCAGTGCTGCTGCGGGCAACGCGATCCAGTACCACGAAGGACTGCTGTTGCGTGACCGCTCCGAAGTCGCCAGTGAGTTTCCCACCAAAGAGCGTGCCCGCATCCATGCAGTGGCGCGCCGCGCTTGGATCGCTTGTGAACTGGGGCTCGTGCACCTGTTTAGCCAGCGCATCGAAGAAGACCGCTACCGCTACTTGGCCGTGCGCTCCGCCAGCAGCCTCAAACCTCCCGAAATCCGCAATCGGCTGCGCGCCGCAAATGACGCCCGTTTTGCGACCCGCTCCACCCAATCCCCACTGTAAGAAAGAGAAACCATGGAAATTCAGACGCAACCGCTGGACGACATTGGTCAACTCACGTTGAGTGAGCTTGATGAGATGCCGCTGGCCACACTGGAAAAACACATTAACCTGGTCAATGCGATCAAGGACACCGCCCGCCACTACGAAGCCGCATTGCATGCCAGCATGAACAAGCGCTTCAGTGAACGCGCTGCTCAGTTGCGCCAGGAGGCTGGCAAGTCCACTGGTACGGTCCGCTTTGAAGTGGACGGCTTCGTAGTCATCGCAGATTTGCCCAAGCGCCCGGAATACGACCAGGCCAAGCTCAAGGGTGCAGTGGATGCACTGCGCAAGTGGGGCGAAAACCCGGACGACTATGTCGGCATCGAAATCAAGGTGTCCGAAACCAAGTACAACGCCTGGCCACCGGCGGTACGTCAGCTCTTTGAGCCCGCACGCACGCTCAAGGTTGGCAAGCCCACCTACAAGCTGGAGCAGATCAAGCCCGGTGCCATGCCTGACGCCGCCAACGACGCCAACTTCGGTGAGGTGCTGTGATGGCCATGTCACTCAACCAACTGACCCGGGCCAATCAGCCCAAGGCACCCCGCATCTTGATCCACGGTGTGGCAGGGGTGGGCAAGACCACATTCGCAGCCGAAGCCAATGCGCCAGTTTTCGTGCAGACCGAGGATGGTCTGGGAACCCTGGCTGCCAACCACTTCCCGTTGGCTCGCACCTTTGAGGAGGTCATGGACGCCCTGGCTGCGCTGTATACGGAAGCACACGACTTCAAGACCGTGGTGGTGGACAGCGCGGACTGGCTGGAGCCCCTGGTCTGGAACAAGGCCTGCCGTGACAACGGCTGGGCGTCGATTGAGGATGCCGGGTACGGCAAGGGCTATGTGGCGGCACTCAGCCTGTGGCGCCAGTACATCGATGGTTTGAACGCACTGCGCGATGACCGCGGCATGACGGTGGTGCAGATCGCGCACACCGATATCAAACGCTTTGACAGTCCGGAGCACGACCCGTACGACCGCTACGTCATCAAGTTGCACACACGGGCTGCGGCCTTGTTGCAGGAGCACTCTGACATCGTGCTGTTTGCCAACTACCGCATCAGCACCGTCAAGGCGGACGTGGGCTTCAACAAGAAGGTCAATCGTGCAATGGGTTCGGGCGAGCGCGTGATCCATACGGCCGAACGCCCAGCCTTTCTCGCCAAAAACCGCTATGGACTGCCGGAGACCTTGTCACTGGACTGGCAGACCTTTGCCCAGGCCATGCCGCAATCCCTGCAGCCCATGCTTTTCCCTCAGCAATCCCTCACCAGCAACCCAACCCCCACCTGAAATCGAAATAGGAGTAAATCACCATGGCATCTTTTGGACACACCTTTGACGCGGCCTCCGTTGAACCCAGCAGCGGTTACGACGTTCTGCCCCCCGGCAAGTACCTTGCGCAAATCGTCGCCAGCGAAATGCGCGCCACCAAAGACGGGCACGGCCAGTACCTGTACCTGGAAGTGGATGTTCTGGACGGTAAGTACGCCGGGCGCAAGCTGTTTGACCGCCTCAACCTGGTCAACGCCAATCCCGATGCGGTGCAGATTGCACAGCGCACCCTATCTTCCATCTGCCGCGCGGTGGGCAAACTGCAGGTCAGCAATTCGGAACAGTTGCACCTGATTCCGCTGATTGCTGACGTGCGTGTTCGCCCGCCCAAAGGCATGTACGGGGAGAGCAATTCAATTCGTTACCTGCCGCGCTCCGACTCGGCAGCGAACGCGGCATCGTTTTCGGGCCCGAGTGCACCTATGCCGGTGGCAAAGACTGTCGCAGTTGCGCCGCCTCAGTCGGCCGCGGCCAACGGCATGCCCTGGAAGCGTCAGGGTTAAGGACGGACCATGCAGGAGCACGTTCATACCCCAGAGGCGGTGCGCCTGCCGGACTCCGTGCAGGGGTGTCGCTCACGGATGGTGGAACTGATGGATGAAATCGCATCCATCCGTATCCAAATTGCGACTTCAGACATTCGCCGCCAGAACGAGAAGCGCACATTGGATCCAGCCTGGTTTCACCGCGCCAAAACGGCACTGCGCGTCAAGCGCAATGAACTGGCGCAGGTCACGGCGCAACTGGCGACCCTGGTCCATCAGGCAGCCCATCTGCCACGTCCCGCTCCCCGTGATGCCTTCAAGGACACCCTTATTGAAGTCCTGCGGTCGGACTGCGACGACTTGCAATGGGCTGGGGTACTGCAGCGCGCCCGCGAACTGCATGACAGCAAGGGGGACAACCATGGCTGAACTCCCTTCCATCAGCAGTCCGACCCGTGACGCCATATTTGCAGCCTACGAGGCGGAGTCAGGCAGCGGCTTTCGAAGCCACCTGGGCGCATCCCTCATTGGACACGCCTGCGAACGTGCCCTTTGGTACGGGTTTCGCTGGACCACACCCAGCAAGCATCCCGGGCGTCTGCTTCGCTTGTTTGAGACAGGTCAGTTGGAGGAGGCGCGCCTGGTGGCCAATCTGCGCAAGACCGGGGCCACCGTATTGGAGGTGGATCCGGATACAGGGCGCCAGTTCCGGGTGCAGGCCAATGGGGGGCACTTTGGCGGATCCATGGATGGTGCGGCCATCAATTTGCTCGAAGCGCCGAAGACTTGGCATGTACTGGAGTTCAAGACGCATTCCAGCAAGAGCTTTGCGGACCTGGTGGCCAAGAAAGTGCGCGACAGCAAGCCTCAGCACTTTGCGCAGATGCAGATCTATATGCATCTGACGGGCATGACACGCGCGATGTACTTGGCCGTCAATAAGGACACCGACGATCTTTACGTCGAGCGCATAGAGCACGAAAGCGACTTTGCGCAAAAGCTGCTGGACAAGGCTCAGCGCGTCATCTTTGCTGCCACGCCACCACCGCGGATCAGCGAGGACTCCACTTGGTACCAGTGCCGCATGTGTGATCACGCGGGACTCTGCCATGCGGGGCCGGATGGCGCAGATGCCGCGGCCGTCAACTGCCGCACCTGCCTGCACTCCACGCCAGTGGATGGTGGCTGGCGGTGTGAGCGGCACCAAAGACCTCTGAGCGAAGCAGACCAGCGCCTGGCATGCGAGCTCCACCTGTACCTGCCACCCCTGGTGCCCGCCCAGCAGGTGGATGCCGGTGTGGACTGGGTGGATTACCAATTTCCTGGTGGGCGCTGGCGCGACACCGGATTTAACAAGCAGACGAACTTTTACGACGAGGTGAAACCATGACCCATTCTTTGCGCCCCTACCAAAGTGCAGCTATCCAGGGCATCTACAACTACTTTCAGGACGAAACCGGCAATCCGCTGGTCGTGATTCCAACGGCGGGCGGCAAGTCGCTGGTGATGGGCACCTTTGTCGAGGGCGTGCTGAAGGCTTTTCCTGACCAGCGCATCCTGATCGTGACCCATGTGCGCGAACTGATCGCACAAAACTATGCCGAACTGATCAAGCTCTGGCCCCAGGCCCCAGCAGGCATTTACTCAGCGGGGCTCAAGAAGCGTGAGATCAGCGCGCAGATCTTGTTTGCCGGTATCCAGTCCATCCACCGCAAGGTCTACGACGTACAGCAGTGCGATCTGGTGCTCATTGATGAAGCGCACCTGATTCCGCGCACCTCCAACACCATGTACCGCCAATTTCTAGATGGATTGAAGCGCTTGAACCCGATGCTCAAGGTCATTGGGTTGACCGCAACGCCGTACCGGCTGGACTCAGGGATGTTGCACCAGGGCGAAGGATCCATCTTTACCGACATTGCCTATGAGGTGTCAGTCCGTGAATTGATCGATCTGAAGTACCTCTCACCGGTGACATCCAAGCGCATGTCGACCCAACTGGATGTCAGTGGCGTGGGAACCCGTGGTGGTGAGTTCATCGCCAAAGACCTCGAAGCTGCGATCGACAAGGACGCAATCACCCAGAGTGCTGTCGATGAGATCGTGACCTACGGCGCCAATCGCAAGAGTTGGCTGATCTTTTGCGCCGGTGTGGACCACGCGTACCACGTGCGCGATGCAGTGCGTGCACGTGGTGTGACCTGCGAGACCATCGTAGGGGATACGCCCAGCGCCCAGCGCGAGGCCATCATCAACGACTTCAAGCAAGGCCGTATTCAGTGTCTGACCAATGCCAATGTGCTGACCACGGGCTTTAATGCTCCGGCCGTGGACCTAATTGCCATGCTGCGTCCCACCAAATCAGCGGGTTTATACGTACAAATTGTCGGGCGTGGTTGCCGCCTGGCACCGGGCAAGACCGATTGTCTGGTCCTTGACTTCGCCGGAAACATTGCCCGCCACGGTCCGATTGATGCCATCAAACCGAAGACACCTAAGTCCGGCGAAGACGGAACGGCGCCCGTCAAACCCTGCCCACAATGCGACAGCATCGTGCACGCGGCCGTGCGGGTGTGCCCTGACTGCGGACATGTCTTCCCGGAACCCCAGGTCAAGCTTGAGGCCCGCGCCAGTGAGTTGGACATTCTCTCCGGTGGTCCACCGCAATGGCTGCCAGTCACCCGCGTCAGCTACGCACGCCATGACAAGCCAGGCAAACCACCGTCGATGCGTGTGGATTACTGGAGCGGACTGAGTTCTCACAGTGAGTGGGTCTGCATCGAGCACCAGGGCTATCCCCGCCAGAAAGCTGCGACCTGGTGGGCCAACCGTGCACCCGGTCTGCCGCTGCCCAAAGGAGTCAATGAAGCTTTGGCGGTGTCGGCAAATCTGAAGTGCCCCGCTCACATCGCAGTGCGTCCCTCTGGCCGGTACACGGAGGTGGTGGGAGCGCGCTTTTCGTGATGTGTGCCATCTGTCGCCGTGATGCCCGTGGCTATGTCTTTGCAGGCCCCAGGATCAACCGGGACGTGGCACCACCCGTCAAGTTGTGTTCCAGGCGCTGTCAACACATTGCAGGAAGGCTCAAAGGAATGATTGACCCCAATATTCACGAAGTCAACGCGCTCGCTGCCTC